AACAGTTGCAACGGCTTCAATCTAATTCTTTTATTAATCTTAGTAGTTTAATTTGGGTTCTTTTAAGTTCTATTAATTCGGGTTGGCATTCAGTTAAATTAGTATTTAATAATTGAACTATATAACGGTCATCTAAATTTTTAGAAGATTTATGATATGATTTATTTCCATAACTTCTATATTGTTCTCTTTTTTTACTGTATTTTATTACAGCCTTTTTATTTAAAATATCCCTTTCCTCTCTAGTTAAATTATCATATTTTTGTTTTTGTTTTTGTAGTATTAAATCTTTATGCTTAAAATAATCATTTCTTTTCCACTCCAAAACCTTATCCCTATTTTTTATTATATATTCTTTAGGTTTTGTGCTATTCTTATTATAATTTAATCTGTATTCTTTTGCTCTTTCTTTATTATTTTCATACCATATTTTAGTTCGCAATGCTACACACTTTTTGCAATATGAATTATAATATTTACCACCACAAGCTTTAGAAAACATGGAGAGGTCTTTAACCTCTCCACATTTAGTACACCGTTTTTCAGTTGGATTAATCACCTATCATAAATTTAATTGCTGATTTACTACCAACCATTCTATTATATTCCATTTGGGCTTTAGCCGATGAAATTACCTTACCTGTAATATTTGCCAATTCTTTAGCCTCAGATACTCCAATCTCTTTTTTTCTTAATTGCTCATAAACGCTAATTAAGTTTTCTCTTAATTCTGTAACATTCATAATTTTAGTTTTTAATTAATAATAACCAAAACTAAGTATTAAATCTATACTAAAAAAATATATCACTATGTTACAAAGCATATAAAAATGCAACAAAAAAAAACAATCATAGTTATTTAGGTATGGCAGAGATAATTACTTATGAAGCGATATTCGACGAATCCGTTAAGGGCGTATTCGGAATATCATTAGTTGAAAACCCAGCAACACAGGAATATTTTGTAACGCTTTCAGAAGATGAAAAGCCCTATGAGATAAAATTGGCAACCATTGACGAGGAAAAGAGAATCCTTTTAGGGTTGGTATTGGAACCTAATAAACCTATTTACAGAAACGAAGGCGGCGAGGAATTTAATATAATTTTCAATTCTCAAACGGTTGAAAGTTTAGCGCATGGTTTCCTTTTAAATGGGTTTCAATTAAACTCATCAATCGAACACGATGACAAAAAAATAAAAGATATTGCCTTTGTAGAAAGCTGGATAGTTGACGATCCGAAAAGGGATAAGTCAAATGCTTATGGAATGGAATATCAAAAAGGCTCTTGGGTTATCGCAATGAAAATAAACGATGAAACCCTTTGGCAGGATTATGTTAAAACAGGAAAGGTAAAAGGTTTTAGCATAGATGCAATGGTTAAATTAAAAAAAGTGAATAATAATTTAAAATCAGTTAAAATGAGTGTACTAGACAAATTAAAAACATTCGTCGGGTTAAATGCCGATGAAGTGGTATTGAAGTTTGGTCAGGTAATGCTTGAGGGCGGAGATGTGATTTTCGAGTATGATGGGGAAACCCTAGCAGTCGGAAGCGCAGTTTTTGCCATTGACAAAGCAGACCCCGAAAACAAAATACCCGCACCAGTTGGGAAATTTCCTTTAGAGGATGGCTCAATTATGGTAGTAACCGAAGAGGGCGTAGTAGGTGAAATCATACCTAAAGAAGCACCCGAAGAAGCACCAGCCGAAAGCAGCACCAAAACAAGAGGCAATGCCTTTGAGTGATGTATCGGAAAGTATCAATTCAATCAAATCTATTTTGGTAAAGTACGAAGAAAACCAAACAAGATTAGAGGCAAAGATTGATGCAATGAATTTAGAGTTTTCAAAAACTCAAAAAGAGGTTGTTCAATTAGCAGAGCAGCCAGTAAGCAAGCCTAAAGTAGGAATGGCAAATATTCCATTAAACAAACAAGGGCGGATATTAGATAAAATTCGTAACACTTAAATTAAATAGAAATGAGTACAACAGTTTCATATCAAGATGTAAAACCTGTTAATCGTTATCAGGCTATCACAGCCGATACCACTTTAACAGCAGCCGACAGCGGCAAAACATTCCTACTTGATGCAATTGGCGAGGTTATCACTTTACCAGCATTAGAAGAAGGTTTGTATTTTAAATTCCTTTGTACCGTAACCACAGCCACAAGCGATTGGACTATTGTAACCCCCGGCGGAATTAACAAAATTTATGGAAGCGCACAAGTAGCAGGTGCGGTAGTGGCAGCAAGTGCTGAAGATACTATCACTTTGGTAGTAGCTAAATTCTTACCAGGTGACTGGGTGACTTTAGAATGTGATGGCACTAACTGGTATGCAGAAGCTTCAGTAGTTACAGCTTTAGGCCTAACATATACAGCAACCTAGTATTAACTTATAAATTAAAATAACATGGCAACAACAGTAACAACAAGCTCTAATTATGTAGGCAAAGAAGCCGGAGCAATTATTGGAGCAGCATTTAAGGAAGCGGATACTTTAAGACTTGGTCTTTTAACCGTAGCCGAAAATGTTAATTATAAAATGAACCTTCGCAAGATCGCTTATACCGATGGTACTACCGATTATTCTTGCGGATTTGTGCCACAGGGCGCAGTAGTACTTTCTGAAAAACAGATCGTACCTAAAAAAGTAATGAACGCTTTGCAAATATGTAAAGAAGATTTTCGTCAAACTTGGTCAGAAGACAAAGAAGGGGCAAGTGCAAAAAATCCAAACATGGCATCCGATATTAACGAGGCTATTATGGTAGAGGTTTTGGCTTCACAAGCCGAAAAGATTGATGAAGAAATTTGGTCAGGTGTTAACGCTACTAATGGTCAACTAGGCGATGGTTTCTTGGTGCAGTTTGCAGCCGATGCCACTATCATAAAAGATGGTAACGGTGTAACAGGCCCCGGACATACTTGTACTGAATCAACAGTAGAAGCCGATTTGAAATTGGCTTTAGCAGCTATTCCAGTTTCTTTGCGTAGGGCTAAAGATTTAGTTGTAGCGGTTTCTTCAAACGTGTTCCAAGCTTACACATTTTACCTAATTTCTAAAGGTATTGCCAACGATGGTAACGCTGAAGAAAAACAGGCTAAATTTGGTAAATATACTTTAACCGAGGTTAACGGATTACCAGATGATACTATCATTGTTTACCAAAAGAAAAACATGGTATTTGCCACAGGTTTGCAAGCTGACCATAACGAACTTACTTTCGTTGACGAAGACGAAATCGGTTTATTGACCGGTAACATCCGAGGTAAAATGGTTTACAACGGTGGAATGGGATATTACAACGGTGCTGAAATCGTTTGGTTATTACTCACTACTTAATATAACTATTAAGATAAACTTTAAGGGTGGGCAAAACTGCTCACCTTTTTTTATAACATTTAAAAAATAAAAATATGGCATGTGATATAACAAACGGAAGGGTAAAGCAATGCAAATCCCAATTAGGCGGGGTTAGTAGCATCTACTTTTTTCCTTACCTAAAAGACCCATTCACTGTAACAGGTGGGCAAGCGACAGCGTTGTTTGCGCATCGAAATGGTTTGCTGGCATCCATACTTATTTATAAAATATAAATCGGTATTCGTGTATTTCTGCTCATCGTCTAAAAGTATGCGAATGGTAACTGCACCTATTACAATAAGTATTTGGCTATCTGTTCCGGCTAATGATGTATCAATTACTACGAGTTTAATTATTCCATTCGTGTTAGTACTTGAGGCTAACGAAACAATAGTAGCTGCATCCGGATCAGGATAAATATTATCTGGGATACTTTTGATTGTAGCCGTTTGAGCCGATGCACAATAAACAGGAATAGTAAACAAACTGTTTTTACTTGTTTTATAAATGGTAGTCGATAATTGAATAACCGAAGGTATCTGATAGTTCTCGCCTTCATTTCCGTATCCGTAAGCATTTAAAGCCAACGTTGTTAAAGGGTCTTGTTCCACACCATCGTCATCGGTATCCGTTGTAACGTATTCTATCGTTGTTTTTACCCATTTTTGGTTTCCGAAGTATTGGTTTACATGCGTTCCTGTGGGTGTTGTTACTGAGTTTGTAA